TCCTACTTTATATTTAGTATAGCCATTAATTCTTCGATAGCCTCCTTCAATAGAAACCTCAAAGTTTTTTAAATCCCTTGCTGCTCCCGGAGTCTTTAATAAGTCTATCGAGTTAGAAGACTTAATTAACCCTCCGTTACAGGCAACGGTATATGGTTGCGATGCTGCCACTTAGAAGTATCTCCTATCGTCTGTCATATACTTTGGTGTTGGATTCATAAGATTAGATTTCATCTGTCTTAATTCTTTTTTATATTCATCTAAAGCAAACGCTGCTTGTTGTGGGCTTTCTTTAAACTGCCACACATAATATCTTGTTCTTGCTGTTATTACGTTGCTGTATTGCTCTGGTAAGGTTATTGTATCACCATGAGCATCTAATTTTGTTGGTTTAGTAAACGCATAAAAATGTACGTTATAAACTTTGTCAGGTATTGGACTTAATCCAAACTTCCTGCTGTCTGGAGATTTCAATATAAATTGTGGTTCTCCGTAATTCTGTGAGTCTGCGTCATCTGAATTCTCGCTATCTCTGTAGTATCGTTTCCAATCTGCTAAAGTCATAAACTTTAATCCTTTAGAAACATAAGGGGCTGATTCTCCACTCACGTTAATTGTTGTGATGTAAAAATCATCCCAGTCTATAGAGGCATAGTCTGTAGTGATACTAGAACTACCAGACTTTAATGTATACCATCTTGTTCCTGCTACGGAAGCTACTGTAACATTCCCATAAAAAGGGTCTGTTCCTCCACTAGCTCCTGCACTAAAGAAAGGTAACTGTGGTTCTGCATTTGCTATATCGAATATAGATTTATTAACTGCGTCTTTTACAAATTGTTGTAAACCGACAGCACTTGCAAAGTTTGCAGATGTTAATGGTATTTCATTAAGCTCTCTTAGTACTTCATTAGTTAAATCTAGATATGTAGTAGCCATTTACTTTTCTTCTTTTTTAATTTCTTTGGTTTTTTTAGGTTCTTCTTTAAACCATTTTCCAACGATTCTTGTGTTATAATGGTTAGTTATCCATTTATTATAATCCCACATATTTCCTTCCTGCTTTCTTTTTAAAAAAATGGAGAGGTCCGTTAAGACCCCTCCAAAGTTCTGACGTTTTAGTCAATGCCATAGAACGCACTTACAAGAGCTTCATCTCTAAGTACTTTCGCACCATAGACATGTAACCCACGCACAATATCACCAAACGATGTTGGGTCTCTCAACACTTCTGTTGAAAGGATTGTGTTTGCAGTTGCTGTAGCCGACATGTGTCCAGCCAAACATTTACCAGCAGCATTAGATGTTGCAGCAATGTTGTTTGATTTGTACATATCGAATCCACGTAGTTTTCCACTAGCCACTAGACCGTTTCTAAGTGAGCCTTGTCCACCATTATAGTCGACAGAAAGCAATTTAGAAGACGATTGTCCTAAGACTTCATAGAAATCAGGACTAGCAACAAACCAACGACCTTCTTCAGGTACGTTCTGTTCGTCTAATAGTCTTGACATTCTAGCCATTAGGTCTAGAGGGTCTGTTTCACTGGATTGTCCTAAATCAGCAGCACCAGAGCCGTCAAAGACTCCTGCTCCTAAATCAGTAGCACTATCAGTACCTAACACATGGTCAGGTGATGAAGTAGATGGTCCAGCAAACATAGTTACTAACACAGCAGCGTCATATGAATCTTTCAATGCATATGCAGCAGCACTCGAAGCAATCTCTTTAAAGTTGACGTGTGACATATTAGTTTCAATATCATCTACGATGAATTTGAAAGCTTTGGCACTATCAACAACCAAAGATACTTCTTGGTCTGTTAGTCTAGTTTCAGTCGTGTCGCTATTTCTTGTATAATCTGATACAGAAATAACGGGTTCTTTGATAATCTTTACTGAGTCTCCAAATGATGATATTTCACCAGCGTAGTCGGTGTTAGTAATAGCTTCAATTACCGAGGCTTTTCTAAAGAAGTTTAAAACCTTTTTAGAGTAAACCGAAGGTAAAAAGAAACTATTAGTTTGTCCTGCTACGGAGTTAGCAAAGTTAGCATTAGTATCAGTGCCCGGTTCAAAAAATTGAGCCATGATTATTCTCCTTTGTTATATAGTTTATTTTACGATTCTGCCTTCTTGCATTGCGTCTGATATTTCCTTTTCGTATTTATCAAATTGAGCAACACTCATGGCAGCAATCTCCCTTTCTGACCAAACTCTCTCTTGCTGTGGGTCGATACTAGTTGTTTTAGTAGAAACCATATCAGCAGCCGATTGTTTAGTCGGTTTAGAATTTGACCTAGCCTTAGAAGTAACATCCATACCTATATCACGTTTAAATAAATCTATAGCACGAGAAGCTAAATCGGCATCGTCATTGTTCTCATATATCCAAGCTTGGATAGAGGAGTGTTGTTCCTTTGCCCACTCGTGAAAATCATCGCTGTTTCTGATATCACCAAAATCAGGATGTTTTTCCATTAACCTTTTTTCTTGTTCCTGTCGTGTAATCTGTTCTTCTCTTTCTTGGAGTTTACTAAGGCGTTCTTCTAGAACTTTTGCTTTAGATTCACTTTGCAGATGTGCAACAGTTTCAACAACTTCGTAAACATCAGGATATTCTGCCTTAAATTTATCGAGTTCTTCTGGAGATTTTGGAGCTTTATAGTCTGGTCTGTTTTTAGCAGCATCCTCTAAAAGTTCTTGTTCTCTAGATTTAAACTCATTAAGTTTTGAATCGTAATGTTTCTTTAAATCATCATATCGTTTTTTGTAGTCTGGTCTTTTATAAGGGGTATCCTTTTTAGTTTCCAGTTCTTCCTTATTTACACTTCCTTCAGCTTTAACATTTGTAATGTCATCGCTTTTAAAAAGTTTATTTTTATCAGAAGGCTCTTCAAAAAACAAATTATTTGCTGATTCAAAAGGTTTATCTTCGTAGTGCCAGTCCTTTTTTGCATTATAGGGGTTTGGCGTTTCTTCTTTTTGGACTTGTTTAGTCATCTTCTTTTCTCCTAATCAGGGCTTCGTTTAACAAGGTAGCTGCAATGTGCACTAGCAGGGCTTGTCTTGTAAAGGTCGCCTTTCGGTTTTTAAAATGATAGAGTGCCTAAAAATAGGGTGGCTCTATCTCTATTAGCTACGGACATATCTTGATTGTGTAGATGGGTCCATCATGCGTTTTTTAATCTCATCACCAACCAGCTCTTCATCTTCAGGAATAAAATCCCTGTCAAGTAAAACTGTTTGCTTTTGAGTATTCGCATTAACTTCTTCTTCTCCACTATCGAGTAATCCACCCGTAGCTACTTGTTGTCTTTTATCTGCAGTAATTTCTGCTTCGTCCATCATCGCTTTTAAATTATCAGCTCCGATTTCTTCTGCAGCTTTCGCAGTAAAGACAAACTCTCCATCTGATAGCCTTGCAGGGATATCATCAGAGACTTCTGTTCCCGGTCCATTAACAGGACCATCTCCAGAAAATTCTGAGGCAGTTTCAACTACTTTATCAAATATGATACTTAGTTCATCATTGCCTTCTAATTGTTCGTTTAAAAATTGTTGTTCTTCTTCCGATAAAGTTTGGGCTACTATAAAATCTACATAGTTGTCTTCCATCTCTTCATCTGGTATCATTGTTTCTTCGTGTGTCGGACCAGCCATTTCAGTACCGTCTGGCATGATATGTGAGTCTTCTTCCATTATTTCCATATCATCAGCTAATAAAGATGACCCTTGAGGATAGTTTATTTCTCCACCTAAGTTCTTTTTTTCTTTTTGGATAAAAGAATCTGATACTGTGTACTCTAAGTCGTTGTCTTTTAATGCAGTGTTTATCATGTTTAAAAGCTCAGAATCAGAACTGTCATCATCCATTTCTCGTCTGACTTGTTTTAAATCGTTCATGAGTCTTTCGCCCTTACCAAAGTCACCCATAGACTGTTTTAATCTTTTAAACATTCCGGAACTACCAGAATTATAATACTCATCACCTAGTTCTTTAAGATACTTTACATCTTGTGCTATATAAGAATCATAACGTTTTTGGGCAGTAATGTTTACTTCCTCTCCTTCGTTATATGAGAATCTGTCGTCTGTTAAAAGTCCTTTACTCATTGTTCCACCCACAGATTTTTTAGTTCTTTTTTCTTTTAGTTTATTTTTTAAATAAATTTCTGTTTGAAAAGCATCTGGAATATATTTAAAGTTAGTATCTTTTAACACTCCGTCAGATTGAGAATCTATAAACTTTGTTAATTCAGATTTTTTAATTTTTTTACCTTCTACTACAATTCTAGGAATATCGTTTCTTTTACCATCTTTAATGTCTTGCAATATTTGCATAGCTTCTTTCTGAGTAAGCTCGTTATTTTTTCTTTTTTTATAACCTGTAACTAAGATGGTCATTCTGTTCTCCTATTTAATGCTTCTTTAACCTGCAGGTCCAACTGCTCCAACCTGACCAGAGAATTCACTCTCCCCTGACTGCGGTACATTTCCAGTTCCGATGTTGCCACCGCCAGTGCCTGTAACTCCGAGTTCTTGAGGTTGTTGAGGTGCTCCTTGAACGCCTCCCATTGGGGGCTGTTGACCAGAGGGTTGAGATTCTTCGCCATTCGTTTGTCCAGCATTTTGCATTCCTATTATTTGAGCCATTACAGCAGCTTCTTCAGGGTCATTGAGTATTTCATCAGGGTCTAAATCTAAGCTGTAGGCTAGTTCACTTACGAGTTTAGAAATCTTAACAAAAGGAGCGATAGCTGGACTTTGTGCAGTTTGTAAGAACATCGTCAGTCTCTGACTTCGTACTTCTTTTTGCATCAAGCTATTCGTTCCAGTAGCCTTAACTTCTAAATCACCTTTAACATCCAATTTATCTTCTAAGAATTGCATGTTCCACTGAAAATATGCTTCTCCAAGTGGTTTTAGTAAAAAGTCATCAAGATTTTTGACAACTGTTTTAATATTTAAACTTGCTGCTCCTAATAGCATTGACATGCCTGACGCAGTTCTTGTCATACTCTGTACACCTGTCTGTCCGTGTGAATAACTAGGTATACCTGTTTGTTCATCTGCAAGTTGTCTGAATTTATCAAACATCATTAAATTTTCTTGTGCTGTATTTGGAAATTTTAATCCATGTATAGCTTGTCCGGGCATTCCAGCTTGTCGCCTAAATATTTTTCCCGGATATATTTCCATTGATTGTCCACCAACTAAAGCAGACTCATCCACATCAAATACTAAAGACCCAGCCATTGCTAGATTATCAATCGCCATTCGTGCATGACCGTTCATAATCTGTTGACTGTCATCCATGTTCTCAGCAACACCGATACCAAAGAAGTTATAAGGGTTTCTTTCGTATGGGAAAGCGTGGTATGGTATTCTATAAGGTGTAAATGGATTAACTACAGCTCTTAATAAGTAATGCCCACATGTCCATATATTAACTTGTACTTCATCTAAATCATCTACAGAGTCATCTATATCTATTCCAACTTCTCTTGCGTACTCTGCATCCATCATTCCCCAGTATTCTAGAATTTCAAAACTACTGTTTGAATCTTCGTCACTTCTAGCATCATCCTTTAACTGGCTTTCAAAATCTTTTTCTATGTAGTTTGCACCTTTTTGAATCGCACTACGAATAGCGTCTTTATCAAAATAAGGCATGTTTCGTAATTGTCGTAGCTGACTACGATTCATCTTATGCCTATGAAGAACATACTCACATTCATCCATATTAGTTGCGTTTGGGTCTGGATAGAAATCCCAGCAACTTACAAATTCTATTCTTGGTACTCTAACCTCTAAAGGATTATAAGCTCTAATACCTTCTTCATCTGTATCCCACTTATGTAATTTTTTATTAAAATTAAACGGTCCTTTTACAATCCCTGTGCCAAGTAAAGCAGCTTCTAAAAGTGCATTTCTCATTTCAGAACTGCCGTTAGACTCTTCTAACTGGTCGTGAATTAGTTTTTCCATTCGTCTTGCAGCTCTTTGTGCAGGACTAAATTCAATCGCTTGTGGGTCAGGACTTGTACCGTCTACTAAAATTCCAGCTTCTTCTGCTTGGTCTTCAAGACTGTCTTCAAATATTCCGTTATAAAGAGTAGCTCCAGCTTTTAAAACTTTTCCGTCACCGTCATAACCAACATCGTAAGGGCTTTGATATTCTACAGAGTTTCCGTCAACATCTTCAACAAGAGCTTCTGATGTTTCTAGTCCGGGTGTGGGGTTTGAAATATCAAGGTGAGCATAGTCTGTTTCCCCTTCAGGTATTTTAGTTTCTGATATTCCAATAGGAAATTTACCAGTACCAAACATAACATCAACTAACTGACCAAAAGCAGCCAGTACTTTTGTTTTAGTAATCTTTACAAATATACGAGATTTTTCAGAATCTCTAAATTTGACTGATTTATTATAAAGACCTCTGTAATTTTCGTAAGCCTTTAACCATCTACGTTCATCAGTTCGTCTTGCTTCTTCTGCTTGAGCATAACGACCTTGAATAATACCGATAAGATTTCGTTGCTGGTCTTCTTCTAAAGTTAGTTTAACTGCAGATTCACCTTCTACTTCTTCATAAATAGAATCTGCGTTTAAAAAAGTGTTCTCTTCAGCTGCCATATTTAGTATCCAAATGTTGAGTCTGAAGGTTTAAACAAATCTCTCTTCAATCCTCTTATCCTATCTAATGAACTTTCCATTCTTGGTCGGCTCATTATCATATAACGTAATGCGTCATATGCGTGGTCCGAAGCATGTGTGTCCACATCTTCAGGATTTATTTTTGACAACGGTATACTTTGTAATTCTCTTATTAAGTTTGGACACGTATTAAATATCTGTAATTTCGGTCTGCCGTTCTCTTTAATTTTTAAAAATTCGTGTATTTGAATTTTTCCTTGTATTCTATTCTTATCTGCTCTCCGCAGTTTATGTCCTGCCTTTATTAAAGCTTCACCTACAGTCGGACCAGTTGTTCCTGTTCGTGCCCATGCTGAAGTATCCAATACACCATTAATTGAAAACGGGTCTTCCATCTCCATATCTGTTATTATACTACCTAATTCTTCTCCTGTCAAGCCTTTTTTGTATAATTCTCGATAAATTATTAAAGTTCCATCATTAATATCTAAAATTCCCCATAAACAACAGCTTTCAGCGGCATACCCATAATCAACTGCTTTTACTCTTTCCCAGTTAAGAGGCAGCTGAAACGGAGTAATTACATGAGCTTTTGGGTCAAACTCTACAAATGCAGCTCCTTCTGCTACATCCCAGTTACCTTCGAGCAACTGTCTTCTTTGTATTGGAGGAAGTGATTTAAGCATTTGCTCATACACCCCGTCTTCAGAAAGATAAGGATTATCCGCTAACTTCGCAGGAATAAACTTTCTAGTTAAACCATCCTTTCCTTCAAAGCTTGTGTTATGTGCAGAGGGTTCAATATATCTTTTCTTTACCCAATGCGACCCGACCCCTCCGGGGTTCGCTGTACACCTAAGATAAGTTTTTATTGTAGAATCAGTTGTTCTCAATCGGGAAGCTAAGTAGTTCCAACTAAATTCTGTAGGTAGATGAGTAATCTCATCAAACCCTATCCAACTGTATGCTTGTCCTTGATAACGATATACATCTGCATCTCGTTCCAAGAAACCAAACTCTATCTTTGCACCGCTTGGAAAGTTCCAAAGCTTTTCAACTTCTCTAAACTTAGCTCCGGGAAAGGCTTGGGGATAAAGCTCTCGGCTTTTATCTATCATTTCACGAAGTTCGGGCATGGACCTTCTAAGTATTAAAGCTCGGTGAGCTTTTCGGTGTGCGTATCTTAAGGGGTCAACAATCATCGCATAAGATTTACCACCACCAGCAGCTCCACCATAGAGAACATCTTTCTCAGCAGCAGCAAGGAAATCTGTCTGTGGTCCTTCGTTAGCGTGAAAAAGTACTGTGTGGTTATCTAAATGTTCTTGTACAGCTTTAGGTAGTTTGTTTAAATCTTCTGGTGTAACAATACCCTCTTTCGTATTGTCAAGTTTTTGTATTGTTTCTTTTTGTTTTTTAAAAGATTTCTTAGCGTTGTTAAGTTTCTCTTCTAATTTTCTAATGTTCTTTTGTTTACGATTAATCGTATTACGTGCTGCAGTCTCTGCATCTTTACGGGGTCTACCTCCTCGTTTTCGAGGTGTTCCGTCTTTATTTTTTACAAAATTACCTTCGTCATCTTGTAAATATAAGTGTGGGTTAATATCCCAGTCGTTCACTTCGTAGTCCATATTTTTTATCTATATGTTTCTTTAGTCCGGGAGTTGATATCCTTCTTCCTGTTTTAAACTCTAACCAATCACACGCAGCCTGAAGAGATATTTCTTCGTTTACTACCATGTTCTCGGCTGTCAGAAGAGAATCTAACTCTTCATCTATAGGTCTTAAAAATGAACTAGCTTCGTCATCTAGCTCATAGCCGAAAGGTATGGTGGACGATGCTCGTCTTATAAAGGGCTGAGTCATAGTGTGTTCCTTCTAATTAGCTCTTTGTTTATCTTTTGTTTTAATTTAGGTTTTAAGTTTGTAGAATCTAATTCTTTTAATAGAATCTCTTTACTCATGCTTTTCATATAAAAATGTTCTGTTGTCGTTACTCCAGTTCGTCTATCTGTTCTGTTAGAGGAAGGTTTAAACTTAATGGGCATTCTTTTTTATTTTTTTGTAGTCTTTGCAGTCTTCTTCTTTTTCGCTGCTGGTTTCTTGATTGGTTTCTTGATTGGTTTTTCACTGGGCATAGGTTGAGTAATGAACTTATAAACACGGCTCTTCTTTATTATAGAGCGTAAAAGCTGGACTTTCTGAGAAAACCACTGCTTCCACAAAGCAAGGTCAAATATCTCAGAAAGCCTCTTACGCTTACTCAGCTTCCCAGCCTCGTTATTTTTTATCTTTCTTTTTGTTATCATTTTCTTTTCCTTTGTTTTTTTTTTATTTCTTAA